AGAAAACTATTTAAGTATTTGTGCCAAGTTAATTGCAGTTGGTCCATTAGCATGGCGTGATCGTGAAACTGGAGAAAGGTGGAAAGGCGGTGCTTGGGCAGAAATAGGAGATTGGATTATAGTTCCTAAATTTACACAGTTTCGTATGGAAATAGATGATAAAGAATATCGTTTTATTAATGATGATGAAATTATTGCTGTTGTTTCCGATCCAACTGCTATAAAGGTATATACATAACTAACGTATCGCGACGTAATCGCGTAGAAAGGAGAAGAATATGGCTGAAGAAAAAGAAGAATGGACACCCGAGGAAGAAGACGCACTGGCAAAAGATTTAAAAGATGAAGAGCCAGAACTTTCTGAATTAGTTGAAATAATTGATCCTAATGAAGACCCTGCCTCTGAGATAGAGGAAATACCTGCTCCACAGAAAAGTTCTGAATCAGAAGATGACCCTGTTTCTGCCCGTATGCAAAAACGTATTGATCAGTTAACGGCTCGTAGACATGAAGCTGAACGTAGAGAAAATGCTAAAGACCAACAGTTGCAACAGTTGCAAGAGCGTTTAAATACTCTTGAATCTAGCCAAGAACAGCAAAATGTACAAACTTTTCAAGAAAAATACGATAATGTTAAGAGAGCGTTGATGGCCGCAGCTGAAGAAGGTGATACAGAAAAACAGGTTGCTTTAACAGAGCAAATGGCTGATATGAGAGCAACGGCTAGAATGACGGAATACGCAAATCGTCAAACTCAACAACAACAACAAACTCAACAACCTGTACAAGAAACTGCTCCTCAAGAGGCTTATTCATGGTGGAATAGAAACCCTTGGTTTACTAAACCTGAACATAGTGCTGCGACAGCATTTGCTAGGGCAGTTGACTTACAGTTAGAGGCTGAGGGATTTGATAAAAATTCTTCAGAATACTATAAAGAATTAGATAATCGTTGTCAAGAGAAATTCCCTGAGTTATATAATGAATCTGTGAGTACTAAAGCTAAACCGCCAACTTCTCCATCTGGAGGTAAAAAGCGGTCTAGTAAACGTACAAAAGATGGTCGTATTCAGTTAACAAGAGATCAATTAAGTATGGCTCGTGAATTAGGTTTAACAACAGAAGCACAATTAAAAGCTTATGCTAAAGAAATTCAGGAGTTAGGCTAATGGCTATTACAAGAACGTCTCGTAATTCTGAAAACGCTCATACTACTCGAGAAGAAAATTCTCGCGATGAAACGTGGTCACCTCCATCAATGTTAGAAGCTCCACCTGCAAGGGAAGGAATGAGACAAAGATGGGTTTCTACCCAGATCCTAGGGCAAGACATACCACACCATACTATGAAACGATTCCGTGAAGGTTGGTCTCCGCGTCCAGCAGATACTATTCCTAAAGACTTTCCAGTTCCTACGATTGCCCAAGGGCAGTGGGCTGGTCATATAGGTGTTGAGGGCATGATTCTATGCGAAATGCCAGAAACTAAAGTCGCATCTAGGAGAAAATATTTTGCTAAGAAAAATGCGGATCTCAATAAATTCGTGGATTCAAATCTTAATAAAGTGGAGCAGTCGGGAGGACTTTCGATTGATCGTAATGTCCAATCAAGTGTTTCACGTGGTCAAAAAATTGTTGATGATTAAGGAGTAAAAGAAAATGGCAAATACAGATGCCCCTCGGGGTTTTTGGCCTCTTCGTCATCATTCTGGTGGATCTATGGCTAGAAGCAGTCCCTATACAATCGCAACAGGTTACGGCACTAACATCTTTCGAGGTGATGTTGTCAAACTTGTAGCTGGTGGAGGTATAGAACTCGCTGCTGCGGGAAATAGATTCCTTGGAATTTTTGATGGGGTGCAATATACCGCTTCGGATGGTTCAATGAAGTATGCTAAATATTGGCCAGCGAGCACTACAGCAACTAATATCACTGCTTATGTTTACGATGATCCTAATTTGCTTTTTGGTGTACAATCAGCAGGATCCACCGTTGCAGCTGATGTTGGTAATCTTGGAGATCATGTTGCAGGTACCGGATCTACTACTACTGGTATTTCAGCACATGAACTTAATGGAAGCACGGGTACTGGAACTGCAGGATTTCGTGTGTTGGGTAAAATTGAAGAACCAAACAATGCTTATGGAACGAATGTTAATTTAATCGTTCAGCCTTATGAGCATGAGTTGAACCAACACATAGATGCTGACGGTACTCCGGGCGTATAAGGGAGTATTAACAAATGGCTATGAATAGAGCACTTTTTGCTAAACAACTCGAGCCTGGACTTAATACTCTTTTTGGTCTAGAACACGCTCGGTACCCAGAGCAGTGGAAAGAAATTTTCGACCAGAATTCTTCTTCTAAAGCATTTGAAGAAGATAACCTGTTAGAAGGTTTTGGAGCTGCTTCTGTTAAAGCTGAAGGATCAGCGGTAGCTTATGATACGGCTGCTGAACTTTGGACAGCTCGGTATAACCATGAGACTATTGCTTTGGCTTTTTCAATTACGGAAGAAGCTGAAGAAGATGGTCAGTATGGTTCAATTGGACAAAGGTATGTAAAAGCCTTGGCTCGTAGTATGGTTCATACGAAAGAGATTAAGGGTTCAAATATCTTGAACAATATGTTTGATTCTGGAACTGGCGGTGATGGTCAGTATCTAGGTGTAACAACCCACCCGACTGCCAGTGGTAATCAGTCAAATATTTTGGCTACGGCTGCTGATTTAAGTGAAACCAGCTTAGAACAAATGTTAATTGACATTTCCAATATGGATGATGATCGTGGTATTCCTATCGCAGCGATGGGAACCAAACTCGTTGTTCCAACTGCACTCGCTTTTGCTGCAGAAAGATTAACGAAATCTCAACTCCGTACTGGAACGGCAGACAATGACATTAATGCTTCTCGTTCTGGTGGTTATTTACCACAGGGCTATACGGTTAATAATCGACTTACGGATACGGACGCTTGGTTCATCGTTACTGATGTTCCAGACGGATTAAAGATGTTCCAACGTCGGGCTTTAACTAGAGGCATGGAAGGAGACTTTGAAACAGGTAATATCCGATATAAAACTTCTGAAAGGTACAGCTTTGGTTGGACCGATTGGAGAGGTGTATTCGGTACTCCTGGTGCATAATTCTCATAATCTTAGGCGTTAGAGTGAACCCTCCAGGGATATTTTCTGGAGGGTTCTTCTTGCCATTACTGTGAAATTCGTGCTATTGCTGTACTGCACAGTAAAATGTGTAGTTTATTAATTGGATGAGGCTTCGGCCTTGGTTTCTTAAAGGAGACTGTTCAAATGGGAACAACACACTTTTCAGGTATTTCAAATGCTTCTAGAAATAGTACTCTTTGGAATATGGGACAACTTGATCCTACTAAGTATTTAACTTTTTGGGATGATTTTATACATGAGCCATTTTCTACTGAGTGGACAATTACAGCCACTTCTGCTGGTTCAGGAACTTCAGCTATAAGTACACCGGACCTACATGGCGGTCATGCTAGAATAACAACAGCCGCTAATGAAGATGACGGAATTTTTGCCCAAACTATCGGTGAAGTATTTTTAATGAATAGTTCTAAGAAAACGTGGTTAAAAACTCGTTTTCAAGTAGGTGATGCAACTCAATCAGATCTTATTGTAGGTCTTCACTCTACAGATACAACACCGCAAGATGCAACTATGCGATTCTTGTTTGAATCCGTAGATGGTTCGGCTGCATTGTATTTTAATAATGATGATAATTCAACGGATAGTGATAGCTCTACAGTAGCTACTCTTGAAGATGATACTTTCGTTGTTGTTGGGGCTTATTATGATGGAAACGGCAACATTAAGTTATATCTTAATGATGCTCATGTCACAACTATGACAAGTATGACTCCTCCAGGAGCTGAAATGGCTGTTGGATTTGGTTATCTTAATGGAGCTGCTGGAGCTGAAACTACAGATTTTGATTATATTTTTGTAGCACAAGAGCGGTAACTCTTTTTTCATAGGGCAGGGAAGTTAAATCTTCCCTTCTCCCTAAAGGAGGATTATAATGGCAGACACAGTAACTTCTCAAACACTTATAGATGGAGCTAAAACTACAGTTATGGCATTTACGAATGTTTCTGACGGTTCTGGCGAAAGTGCCGTAGCAAAAGTAGATGCTAGTGGATTACAAGGGATGGGAGGACCAACAGGTTCTTCTGTTTCAACTGATCTTCGTATTAGCCAAGTTTGGTACTCCGTAGACGGTATGAATGTAGACATACTTTGGAATGCAAGCACTAATGTTTTGGCTTTGTCTTTATTTTCAGATGGACATTTAGATTTTCGTAGTTTTGGTGGTTTACAAAATAATGCTGCGAGTGGTGTAAATGGTGATATACTTTTTACTACAAGAAACCATACTAGTGGAGATTCGTATAGTATTATTCTTGAACTAACTAAGAAGACTTAATATGGCAACTTCTGGTACAGTTACATTTAGACCAGAAATAGATGAAATAGTTACTGAAGCGTGTGAACGCTGCGGTCTAGACCCAACACTTATTGATCGTAAAGTTGCCGTTTCTGCTAGAAGAAGTTTAAATCTTATGTTTAGTGAATGGTCAGTTCGAGGAATTAACTATTGGAACACAACAGAAACCACACTTAGTTTAACCGCTTCAACTAGAAACTACTCTTTGGCTACTGGCACAATAGATATTCTTACAGCCGTTATTAGACGTGATAGTACCGATACATTATTAACCCGTTTATCTATGACAGACTATAATACTCAATCAAATAAAACAACAGAAGGTAAACCTTCTCAGTATTTTTTTGATAGACAATATACTCCTCAGATATTTTTATGGCCTGTTCCTGAAAATAGCACAGACACCATTGTTTATTGGGGGTTGTCACAAATTGAAGATGCTACGGCTGCTTATGAAGATACTGACATACCTTATCGTTGGACAGAGGCAATGTGTTCCGGGTTAGCAGCGAAATTAAGTTTAAAATTACCTGGAATACCTAACGACAGAATAGTTTTGTTGTCAACCCAAGCAGAAACTTCTTTTAAGTATGCTGCTGATGAAGAAGGTGAAAAAGCTGCGTTAAGGATTATTCCAACGTAGTTATGAAAAGATATGGCTCGATATGCAACAGGT